TCAATGTACTGATTGGTCGTTGCTGGGCGTAATTGAGGTCATCCATTCAGCAATTGCCGACTGGCGCCAGGCGACTGAGTTGGGGCCTATTCTAACCTGTTTTGGGAAGGTGCCCTCCCTGATCCGACGATAAACGGTATTGCGCCCTAGGCCTGTCGTGTGAAGCACCTCATCCAGGCGCAGGAAGCGGTCGATATTTTCTGCCCTGTTCATGGCTCTCTCCTTGCGCCCACCGTGGGCCGCGCTGTCTTGATGATGTGGATTGCCAGGCCAAAGGTGATCAGCAGCCAGGCGCAGGTACCGGCGAAGGCGTAGATCAGTGCCTCGGTGGTTCCGGTGTCCAGCAGGTCGAGCCAGAACCAGCCGAACCAGCCGAGTGTTCCTACCAGGTACAGCAAAGCGCCCAGCAGTATCAGGGTGAGTTTCATAGCGAACATGGGGTGTCCTTGCCGCGCTTGGCGGCAGAAGGTGGGTTGGTAGGGTCAGGCTGTTGCGAACAGATCGATTTGCGGTACCGGCGTGTCGCGGATGGCGATCGCTTCGTTGATTCGCTGGCTCGCGGTCACGTAGATTTCGCGGTCCTGCTCGATGCCGATGAACCGCCGACCCAGCTGCATACAGGCCACGCCGGTGGTGCCGCTGCCCATCGTGTTATCCAGCACCACCGAGCCGCGCTGCGTGTAGGTGCTGATCAGGAACTGCATCCAGGCCACAGGCTTCTGGGTCGGGTGAAAGCTGCCGGCCTGCTTGTCGCTGGAGAAGAACTGCACCGAGCGCGGGTACCGCTCTGTCGAGTCGTATTCAGTCAGGGCCAGGGCCTTTCCGTAGCACTCGGAGTTGACCGTCTTGCGCTTGGCCGTCTTGCGTTCGTGACCGCTGGACATTTGCGGGTTGTAAACCGGCTGCTTGCGATAGAAAACCTGGGCGCTTTCGTGAGCCCGAAGCGGTTGCTTCTTGGCGTTGAGAAAGCCGGTGGCGTTTCCTTTCTCCCAGATCCACTCATACCGATAGAGCTTCGGGTTGCTCGCTACCAGCATCGACGCGAACGGCTGGGCCGCGCACAATACGATGGCCGCCTCTGGCTTGGCGATCCGCAAGTACTCACGCCAAAGCGGCTCAAGCGGGATGATGGTGTCCCAGGCGCATTGCGTGGTGCCGTATGGCAGGTCAGCCAGCACCATATCGACGCTGGCGTCGGGCAACTGCTTCATGACCTCCAGGCAATCGCCAAGATAGAGCTGGAATTCGCTCATGGTGATACCTCGCCCGCCGCTCACCGGCAGGCATGTAGGGGGATTGGGGCTAGGGGTAGTTCTTGCTGATGCGCTGAGCGATGGCTTCGAGCTTTTCGGCCATGCTCCACATCTCGTTGTTGTCGCGGCGGGATACCACTGCTGCGCGCTGGACGTTGCGGTCTATCAGGATCTTGGCTGCCAGCAGGATCAGCCAGGCTTCGGCTTTGCGCCGGAAGAAACGCTTCACGACTTCACCGCTGCGTGCCACTTTGCTTTGTACTCAGCGATGAAGTCCGCCGGGAACTGCGACACCCAGTTGCAATAAGGGCACTTGAACTGTTCGCCTGTCCAATTGGTGCGCGGCATACTGCAATGACCGTTGCCGCAGTACGGGGTGTAGCCGGGGCGAGTCATCAAGTTTTCGCGAACTATGCTCATTAATTCGACTCCCCCGCGATTGTGATGCCAGCAGCTTTAATGGCCATGAGGCAGCCATTGCGCATGCGTATCTTGGCGTGATGGGCATCAAGGAAGCTGTCGTCGATGGCGTCTTCCGGCGGTTCCGGCGAAGGGCCAACCGTCGGCAGGTCCACCACCAGAATTTCGCGGGAGCGCTTGAACCAGTACCAGGCCCGGGCAACCCGCGGCACGCTGTAGCTATCGCCAAGGCGCTGCAGCTTGATGAACGATACCGGCAGCTTGCCGTTGTCATCGCTGAACGCCTGCTCAAACTGTTCCTGCATTGGCTGCGTCATGGCCTTGGCCCCTTGTAGATGAGGACGTAGGCGAACCAGAGGGTGGCGATCATGGCGTCACCCGCTGGCCGAGCATCACATCGGAGACGATTTCCCAGAGCTGGGTCGGTGACCACTGGTAGCGATCGAAGTCAGTGTCTGGCTGAACGCCGAAAGTGCAGGTCGAGTGGGCGCCTGCCGGGTACTCGCCTCGCTTCGCCATGATCGTCGCCACCCGACCATCACCGCCCGGCGTAGTAGCGTGGTAGTCGTAGGCGATGGTGTTGTAGTCATTGCCCGCCGCTACCTTGAACTCACCGTCGATAACCAGATTGGCCCGGCCATCAGGTGTCCATGGCCTCCCGCCGCCGGCAGTGCGCGAACCTTCATGCAGATAAAGCATGTAGGCCCCGTCGTCGCATCGCTCCATCTTGAAGCAGTGATTCAACTGAGTACCGACGATTACGCGGGAGGTGAAGTTGAAGCGGTGGTCGTGGATCGCAGAGTGGGCAAAGCAGGCACGCCTGGGCAGTTCAGGGTGCCAGACGTGCAGGCGTTGATTGCCTTCCAGCTGGACCTGCACAAAGCCCAGGCCGTGCAGGGTGATCTTGTCGGTCATTACGTCGTCGATGATGCTCACGGCAACACTTGTCCTTGCCGCTATAGCGGCTGACTTTGAAAGGGGAGGGGTTACAGGTTCTGCGGGTGGAGTACATCCGTACTCTTTAGGGTTTGACGCCGAGCATCTTGCCGATTGCGTCATTGTGGCCGGTGACGTACTCATAGCTGTGCAGGCCGTCGGTCATGACCAGGCGTTCAGGCACCGACACTACCGGCGCGGGCTGCTCGGCGTAGAGCTTCACCTGATCGCCATGCTTGAGCGAAACAGTGCTGGCGTAGATCGCGTGGGTTATACCAACCGAGGTCATCACGCCCTCAATGATTGCGTCAGGGTGGCGTGCCACCGGCTCGCCCTGGGGCTGGGCGGCTGGCCGCTCGTGAGCCGGGTTCTTCGCGTAGTAGCCGGTATCGTAGCCAGCCTGCCAAGCGCGGTTGAGTGCTGACGTAGGATCGGTAGGCGCATCCAGCAGGGTGCGCAGCTCCTTTGCTCTTGCCCGCATAATTGCATTAGGACTATCCGCCACGTATGTCGCGAAGGCCGCCAGCAGCTCAAGCGGCGCCAGCACGCCGTCAATCGTTTGGTTGGTGGTCATGGCTTCTTGCTCTTCTTGAAGTGGCAGCGATCCTGCGGCGTAAGACACGCAACCCCATTCTTTCGGCATCGCTCGCAGACATGGACAATTTTTACAAAGTCATTCGATTTCTGCTGCATAAATCACCTCAGCAAATCAGTTGTTCCAGTGCCAGCAGGCACCAGCAGTAGGCGGGGAGTTGGGTTAGGGCTTGGCGCACTTCGGGCAGGAAGGCTTTCCGCCGATGCCGAACAGCTCTTCCGGTGTGTAGTCGCCAGCGTCAAGCAGCGCCTGATCCTCGGGCGAAACCGTGCAGCAGGGCTGATCATCCAGGCCATAGCCGCCCGCATCTGCCGGCTCAACCAGGCCGAAAAGCTCTTCTTCGTGCGCTGTCGATAGCAGCGTCTCCGAACTGTTCATGATTTTTCGGCACCAAGCCTCCAGCACATCCACCCGCTGCTGTAGTTGATCGCGCTCATCAAGCGATGAGGTGTAAAGCCGATCAAAGCTATCCGCCCGCTCATCCGCTGCGGTCAGGCGCTGTTGCAGTTCCTTCTCGCGGCGCTCCGAAGCAACGGCGCGCTCGGCGGCGTCCAGAAACAGGCGGGTCAAGTTGTCGAAGTCTGAGGCCCGCACGCACAAGACGTTAGATGCCTCGTGGCACCAGAAGCTTTTTACCTCGCTCATACAGCCTCCCTCGTTACCAGATCATGGGCATCCACAACGGTCATGCCGAGGCGTTTGGCGATCAGGACTTCCAGGCACGCGCCCTTTGAATGCTCCCAGCCGGGCAGGGTGGCCACGGTGTCGCACTCCATCAGGGCGGCAATGTCGCGGCGCATGCAGTCGTTCCAACTGCCGCCGTCCGGATTGAGCTCGGCGGGGTTGGTGACGGTGTGACCGCCTGCGCGCAGGCTGTCGGTCATACTGGCGAAGGCCGGGAAGTTTAGGTCGGGCAGGCCGGTCATAGGGCCGCTGAGGTAAATTCGTTTCACGGGGAGTCCTTGCCGGGCCATGCCCGGGCGGTGGAGTGGGGCGGGGAGTTATTCGCAAAGGCCGTAAGCTGAAGAGCAGCTGTTCTGGCTGTCGGTGCGGGCGATCAGGTCGACCATGTCGAACTGGCGGCCGCCGCGGGCGGTGTTGCTCCAGTCGACGATTCGGTCAATGCCGTGCGTGACTGCACTCACCTTGTCGTCCGACCTGACGGTGGGGTCGGTCACTGTGGCGAAGAACGTGGCGGCGCCGAGCTTGCTGGCGATGCTCACCAGGCGTTCCCACTCGCGTACACGGTCAACTTCCTCTGGCCACCTTGCGGCTATTTGCCTGAGTTCGTCTTTCGCACACATGATGCAGGGCATGCAGCCAACGCGATTGCAGCCTTGCAAGTACAGCGGGTTCGGCTTGATGCCGGCGGCCCGGTGAGCCTCGAAGACCGAATCAACCGTCCACTTCAAAATGGGCCGGTAGTTGAACAGGCCGCCTCCAACCTCATCGCACTCTGGTAGGTACTTCCGGGCCGGCGACTCATCAGCCCGAACGCCTTGCCAGGACAGCAGCATGTTTTCGCCATCCATGAGCGGCAGGTATACCTGCTCGATGATTGGATTGCGCTTGAGTTCGTCGGTGCAGAAGCGCGCTTTGGTGCTGGGGAACCGGCCTTTCCACAGGCACAAGTCTAGGAATGGGTTGCCGGTAGGGTGGAGAACCTCCAAAGCGCCCAGCACCACCGATTCCGCTACACCTTTTTCGCGCCACTTGGTCTCGATGAATTTGCGCTTGCCGGCGATCTGCCTGGAGAAGTCTGCCTTCACCCACCGGATGGGAACGCCAGTGGCTTCCGCCAGGTAGTGGATGTAGTCGTAAGTCTCTGGATGCTCATGCCCGGTGTCAGCTACTACAGCGCTGAGGTTCGGCACATCCAGCTCGCGGGCGACCAGCAGCGTAGCCGTGCTGTCTTTACCGCCGCTCATGCTGACGATGTTGTGAGTAGGCATAGGGGATCCTCGCCGGCTGGCGTGATTCATTGATATGGGGTTGGAGTTATTTCTTCTGGAAGGTCTTGGTCAGCGCTGCGTTCACGCTGTTGCCGCGCTTCAGCACGACGCGGGCGAGAGCCGCCCGGTCCGTATGGCTGTGGCTGGCCTGACTGAGCAGGCCGAAGTAGCTGTTTGCTGTCTCGCGCAGATCCTCGGCGGGCGCTGCGGCTGTTCGCTTCAGTGCCTGGGCTAGAGATCGCTTGCGAGTGGTGCGGCGCCATGGCTTGATGACGTGGCCAACGAAGTCGACGCCGCGATCCACAGGCTGCAGTATCGTCTTCGTGGGGTTCAGCTTGGCGCCGAGCCTGGGCAGGAATGATTCGACCTCGGCCATCCATTGGTTGAGCTGCTGCGGTGACTCATGCAAAAACACGAAGTCATCGACGTACCGGATGTAGTGCTTGGCGCGCAGCGTGTGCTTGGCGAACTGGTCCAGGGCGTCGAGGTAGATGTTGGCGAAGAACTGCGAGGACAGGTTGCCGATCGGCAGGCCGAGGCGGGCAGGCTGCGCTACCAGACGCTTGTGCTGCGGTACCCGGTTGAACAAGTGCGCCGGGCTGCGGGTCTCGTAATCCTCGCGCGGGTCGTGCATGAGGATCTGCGTAGCCAGGGCCAACCACCAGGGTTCGGTGATTCTGGCTTCCAGCTGCTTGCGCAGCACCGCCTTATCAATGGCGACGAAGAAGTTGGCCAGGTCGCACTTGAGGTAGAAGACTGGCTTCGACCAGTTCTCGCTGGCGCTCCGGATCTTCGATTCAAGCCGGTTCGCGGCGTACAGCGTGCCGCGCCCTGGAATGCATGCGCAACTGTCCGCTATGAAGCTGGCGTAGAAGCGCGGCGCCACATGGTTGTACATGAGGTGGTGGACGACGCGGTCCCGGAAGGCTGCTGCCCAAACTTCGCGGGCTTTCGGGCGGGTGACCACGAAACAAATGGATCGGCCTGGCCGGTAAGTGCCGGCAATCAGGTCGTCGTGTAGCTGGATCAGGTTCCGCTCCAGGTTCATTTCGAAAGCCAGCGCGCTGTCGCTGTTGCGCTTGGTGCGCCGGCAGTCGTAATAGGCCTGAACCAAATCCTGAAACGGGTAGGGACCCAAAGTTGAATCTGCGGACGGGGCGGACACGGAGCTCGCTGAACTTGTCGTTGTTGTTCTGATTGCCATCATCGAAGTTCATGTTGAATGCGTTGTTGGCTGAGCGCTGCGACCTATCGTGCTATCTACGTCACCAAGCCGAAGGCATAGCCGATCAGCAAGGAAACTGCGCGAGACCTGCACGGACGCTTTAGACCGTCGGTATCCCTGATGCGCATGGCGGTGACCTATCAGGTCAGCGGCACGACCAGATTCAATTCGCACAGACCAGAAAGCCGTAACCTTCAGGTAGCGGGCGCGGTTGGGGTGGAGCGTTTCCAGGCGTTGGCTTGCTTACCGACGGAGGCTGTTACCTCTATCGCCTTGGCATGCTGTTCGACACTGATAAATCGGCTGTCCTTGAATAGGCGCATCAGGAACTCGACCACTTGAACCCTCTCGACCAGCAGGGTCAGGTGTGGTCGCTTGTCCTGGGTTGCGTTTGCACGGGCGATCAGCATCACGACCTCGATGCATTCGTCGATCACTCGCTTGCCCAGCGATTGTTTGAGGTCTCGCGGGATATTGCGAGTCAGGAGGGTTGCCATGTGCAAGAGGCCCATGGCGGCCCGGTAGATCGACAGATCGGTGTGCATTCCCATTGCGGTACAGCTCCAAAAAGCAAAAGCAACCGGCCGCAAGCGACCGGATTAAATAAGCGAATTAATCGATAAATTCACTGCGGACGGGGCGGACACGGAGCTCGCTGAACTTGGCGCCGAAGTACTGATAGCCATCACCGAATGTCATGTAGAAAGCGTTGGTGGCTGAGCGCTGCGAACTCGACCAGTACCAGGTGTCACGGAAGGCTTCGGCGCCACCCTCCTGGAAGGCGGCATGAACGGTTTGCAGTGGGTCTTCGGCGCTATACAGCTGGCCCAACGGTTCGCTGTGCGGGTTTTCACCGTTGCGCGAGTTCTCCCAGTTCTCTTCGGTTGTCGGCTTGAAGTGACGGTATTGCAGCTCCTGAACGTCGCGAGCCGGGATCGCCCAGTCGGTGAAGCCGCTAATGTTCAGGTCCAGCACCTTCGCCGCCAGTTCGCTGCCGGCCGCTGCCATGGCCTGGGTATTGGGCAGGCTGTCTGTGAAGCTGTCGGCGCCTTCGATCTTCACGCCGTACTCGCCCCACTTACCGACCAGCTCATGCGCTGCGCCGGCAGTGATGTGTAGGGCGCGCTTGCCGGTTACCGGGTCGCGGGTAATGCCGCTGACGAAGCCGCCGCCGTAGGCCTGGCCGATTTCCGGGATGGTTACTGCTGCTTTCTCAACTGCGGACATGGTGCTTCCTCTTTTCGAAGGCAACAAAAAAGGCGCTGTGCGCCCTGGTGTGCCGGATCAAGAACGAATGAATGAAGGATTAAATAAAGAATCTGCGGACGGGGCGGACACGGAGCTCGTCGCCCTTGCCGGTGCCGTACTGACCGCCATCATCGAAGCCCATGCCGAATGCGTAGTAGGCTGAGCGCTGCGAACTCGACCAGTAGTAGCAGTCCTGGGCGAACACCTCGGGACAGTTCAGCCAGCCCTGGTACAGCTCGGCAGCGGCCGGCAGGTAGAAGTCATGATGACCATCGGCCTGGTACTCGGCGCACGCGTCAGCGGCGGGATACTTGCGCTCGTCGTCGTTACCGATCAGCACCTGGGTGTTGGTGTATCCGTCGGTCTTACTCAGGCCTTTCAGTTCCACTCCACGGCCGCCCCATTCATGGTCGCCAACGTCTTTGGTGGCGATGATCAGGTAATGCGCTGGCACGTCGCCGCGAGCTTGAACAAAGCCGCCGTTGAGACCGCCCTGGCCTGCCCATGGGTGGCCGATTTCCGGTACGGAGGACGGAGCTACCGCCTGCACATTCGCCGCCGGTGGCAACATCTGAGCGAACACGCTGGCCATGGCCAGCTTTGCCAGGGACGACGCGGGCATCTTGATAGACGCGTCACCGTGCTTCAGGGTGATCATTTCGGTTTTCATGCGATTACCTCAGATAGGCGCCGCCCTCCGGTTACCGGATGCAGCGAGTAGGGTGGTTTATGCGGGTTCGATGATTTCGTCGCCCGGGTCTTTCTGGATGGCGAGAAGGCTTTTATTTCGGAATTCCCGCGCCACGTTTTCGGTTATCTCGAATTCGTGGCGCGGCGGTTCAAGTATCGCTTTGGACTTTGAGCCCAGTTCGTGCAAGCGATGAATCATCAACGTCATCGCCTCGCCTTGCTCAGAAATGCCTGACCACTCCATCAGATCGGCCAGCGCCTGGCGCGTTCCGGGGCGAACCCTGAGCCTCAATTCCTCTTCGGCATTCGCCACGCGCTTCCTGGCAGACTTGGCCGAGCGTTCTTTCTGCGGTACTGCTGCCATGGCCTACCTCTTCTATTCCGCTGGCCGGCAGTGCGAGCCAGGTTTGACGTTTGCGTTGCTGGGTGCGGGCTATGCGGCGCATCGTTTTCCGCCTGGAGCCGACAATGGATAGTCGATCGCGTGATTTGCGAGGATGCGGGCCAGGGTCTTCGTGTTGATCCCGAGTTTCCCGCAGACCTTCCGGCGGCTGATTCCGAGCTCCATGAATGCCTTGATGCGCTCTGCCAGCTTGGCGTCTCGATCGGCGAGCGCTTTCATGTGCTCGGGGTTGCCATGCCTGCCACGAGGCGAGGTTTTGAACTTGAAGCTGAATTCCCGCGACATATTCAGCAGCGACCGGCGGCTGACACCGATCATCGTGGCGATTTCGCCCTGGGTGTGATGCGGCGCCAGTTCCATCACCTTCGCCAAGCGTTGCTTGCGCGCTTCGATCTGCTCTTCAAGCTTGGTGGGCAGCCTTTCCGGTACCGGTTCGACGCGGCGCCGAACAAACGGCTTCGGCGCAGGCGGCATCTGGTTACTGTAGGTAATTGGCTTGGGGATGTAGCCGCTGGCCGGGCCTTCTTCAATCTGCCCGCCGGCGGCCAAGAACTGCTCAACAGCGGCGGCCAGTTCGCTGGATGCCGGCCGAAGGCGTTCCACTTCGTTCTGTAGGATGCTGATCATGCTGCTTTGCTCCTGAGCGCCGCCTCGTACCCGTCGACCAGCAGTTTGAATTCCCACAGGTCTTCTTCGAGGCTTTCAATGTAGTCATTGTCCCGCTGGAATTCTTTCCACCAGAGCTGGCGGCCTACCGCCTTGAGTAGCGGGCAGTACATCCCGATGTGCCACCACTTGCGGTCAGTGATCCACATGCAGCCCTGCACCTGGTCAATCACCTCGCTGGCATCGTTGTCGATGTGAAAGGAGCGAAGCTTGTCGGGCGCCAGGAAGCACTTGTACTCCGAGCCTCCGTCGTCGCCGATGAATCCATCCGCGCTGGCGCCGAACACGCCGTCGTCGGTCTTCACCAAGCCAACCTGGGTGACGATGAGGCCGGTCTGGATCTCATGCTCCATTCGCGCCTCTGGTTCGAGTTCATGCCCTCGGCGCATTTGCCAAGTCTCAAACCCGCCATCCAGTGGCGCACCGCCGATACGCTCTACCGCTAGCTCAAAGGCGTACGACAGGGCCGCATTCGACGGCTCGCCGACTTTTTCTCCGTCCAGAGTGCGCTGAACGACTTCTGCTTTTGGCGCAGCCTTGTAGCCGGCCATATCACGGGCGCGGACTTCACTGTGTCCAGCGAGCATTGCCTCCACATACTTGCGCTGCTGCGCAGTCAGCCCGTTTACTTTGGAGCGAGCAGTGCTGAACATGCTGGCGGTGATCACCCCGGCGCGTCCTTGAAGCCACTCGGCGGACCCTTGTGTGCAGTTGACGATGATCATTGGCTTGCTCCTTCTTGCGGCGCGGCGCTGAGTTGCGAGCCGCGAGTGGTGACGGCGACTTTCAAAGCCTCGTAAAGATCGGTTGCTGTCTTGTTGTCGGTGACTTTCAGGTCCTGAGAGGCCTTGACCCCCTCTTGCCAGATTGCCGTGAGCGATTCTTTGGAGTCAGCTGCGTAGGCTTTTGGGATCCATAGGTTCATCAGCTCCCCAAGGCTTTGAGGCTGGCCCTCGTCGCCGTTTCCGTCGTTATCTTCGTTCGTCAGCACGACGTTGAAGATCATCATCGTCAGGTAGCGCCTGGCATAGCTGAAGGTTGAGCCGCTTGCATGCACCCCAGTCTTGTTTACGCTGCCTTTGATCCCCGCGGAGTCGATAGGGAGATCGACGTGATAGGTCTTTGTATGCCCGGCCTCATGCATGCAGTCGCATACGGTGCGGATATGGCCTGCCAATGGGCTATCACCAGTTCCAAACGACAGCGAAAACCCGTGGAGCGTGTACACCGGCGAAATCTTCCGATCAATCGACTCAAGCGCGGCATAAGCGCTATTTGTTTGCGCGTTGAATTTGTCGCGAAACACCGGGCCGATTTCAGATTGGGCCCGAACCATTGCCGCATTGAAGGCTGCCGCCGCCGTACGATCCGTGTGGCGTTCGTACATCTCCATCATCTTCTGCATTTTGTCTGCATCGAATGCTGGGTCGGTCGCGGCCCGCTGGATCATTGTCAGCATCGCGGTTGATTCGTTGGTGGCCGCCGGGCTGGCGACCTGCCGAGTCTCGGCGCGCTCGGCCAGGGCTGAGTTAGTCATGGCAACCTCAGAATTGAATGGATACGTTCGGCACTTCGCCGCGCGCGATCTTCAGGACGATGGCCTTGGCCAGCTCTTCGCTGATGTTCATGCCGATCAAAGCCTGCTTGGCTTCGCCCAGGATTTTCGACTTGTGCGCTACATCAGCCTGACGCTCCTGCTGTTGGCGCAGTATTTCGTCTGCCGCTGCGTTCGCCCGGGCAACCTCAGCCAGTCGAGCCTGCTCCACGGCTTCCTCTTGTCGGCGGATGGCCGCGAGTCGGTCTTGCTCGGCGCGCTGTTCGGCAGCGACACGGCTTGCTTCTGCCTGGGCTGCCGCTGTACGTGCCTGTTCGGCCTGTAGTTCCAGTTGCAGGCGTTGGCGTTCGGCGGCTGCCTCTGCGTCGAGCGCAGCCTGTGCAGCGGCGCGCTGAGTGGCGGCGGCCTGGTCCAGCAGTTCCTGTTCACGCCGTGCGGCAGCTTCGCGCTCTGCCTGGGCCTGCTGCTCGGCCTGGAGCCGGGCCTGTTCGGCGGCTACCCGTGCAATCTCTGCATCGCGGTCGCGCTGGGCCTGTTCTTCGGCGGCGGCACGCAGGCGGGACAGTTCTGCCTGCTCGGCTTCATACTGGATGCGCTCGGTGTGCAGGGTGCGCAGCTTCGCCAGAGTCTGGTCTTTCACCTGGGCGGCTTCGGGCAGGAACTCTTCCCATGTGTCGTTGATTTCAATGGCTTCGAGGTCGGCGATTACCCGGGCAACCACGGACGCCGGCGGCGTTTCGCCAAACAGCGCCATGTCCTTAATGCGCTGGATACCGTCGTTATGTTTTCCGACGCGGGCGTCTTCGGCGGCTTGCCAGTCGTCGAGCGGTTTGCGAACTTCCTTCTGCCACGACTCCAGTGTGTCCCATACGCGCTTGCGCTCGGCGTCGATCAGCTTGGGGATTTCCTTTTGCTTGGCTGAAATCTCTTTGCCTACTGCCTCAAGCGCGGTTTTCGATTTGGCGATCTGGTGCGCCATTGAGGCATAAGCTTCGCGACCCTTGCGGGTTGTAAGATCTGGCAGCACCTTGTTGAACTCGTCAACCTTTGCCCGAACCTGCTGAAGCCAGGGGTCAAGCCCATTGGTCGTGCTGAACACTGTCAGTGCGGTTTCTTTCGGTGGCACTACTGCCAGTTCTGTTACTGCGGACATGGGGATTCCTTGCCGCGATGCTCGCAGCGATTGAAGGTGTTGGTTATTGAGTGATTCGATCAGCGAGGGCGCTGAGCAACATCAGGAAGGTGAAGAGGGCGAGGACGGGGAGCGAGCCGCGCCAGATGAGTAGGCGCCGGGTTCGCTGGCGGGTTGTCACGGCCGAACCCTCACCGCGATCCGTCCGCCCTTCATTGTCGGCGCCAGACGCTGCGGCAGATCGCGCACCAGGTCTTCGCGCTTGCGGCCGATGAGTTCATTAAAGGGAAGGCCGAAGCCAAGCATTGCGATTTTCGACTCGATGTCGTCGAGCTGGCTGTCGATGAGCGATTTAACTGGCGCGGTAGTCATGCTGCGGCCCTCTTAAGCTCTGCATTGCGCTCGACGAACTTAGCGTCCAGCGCATCGCGGTAACGGTTGGCGGTAGGGGAATCGACCAGATCGGCGAACTCGGCCATTTCGATCATGCCCATCACGAAGGTTCGATCAGGTACCGGAGTGCACGACTTCTTCATCTTGGCGATTTCCAGGCCAAGGCGGGCGAGGGCGGTATGGGTGTTCATAGTTCGTCGTCCTCGGCCTGTGCGGCCAGTGCATCGTCAGCGAGGGGCCGAAGTAGGGCCTCTGCAATTTCGCCAAGCTTGCCGAAGGGATGATCGCTTCGCCCCAGCAAGTCGGCGGCGGCGTCTTTGTCAGCCCGGCCGCAGTTGTTGGCGATCAGCAGCCAGCCGAGCGCCGGAGTACCGACCTCACAGCTCGCCTGCCGGTTGTTCGCCAGCTCGTCCGCCGCCAGTGCCAGTTCAGCGACCGTGACGACCTGAGGCCTGCGCAGGCGCCGCTGAACCTTCACGTCCTGACCGAAGCGCACCAGCTGCTCAGTGGCGTTGTACAGCCACTCCATGCGGGCAATCTCCACCGCCGACTCGCTCACTGGAGGCGGCAACTGAGCGTCGTAACGCTCCTGGCATATCTTCAATGCTGCGTTCATGGTCGCCTCCAGGGTGGCGGGTCAGTCGTAATAGTCTTGGTCGGCCAGATACTCGGAATGCTCGTTTACAAGCCATTCCTCCATCGAGGCAATCTCGGATTCATTCATGAAGCTGGTGTCGTCCTTCGACTCCCAATTGATTTCGCAATGGCCGAAGTACTCATCGGGATCGGCGGCTTGCGAACTGAAATTTCCTTTCCGGGCCGAGTAATATGCGACGGTCAATTTGATAGCGATGTCTTCGCCATCCTTGACCGTCCAATATTCGTAAGTGCGGGCCATGGCGACCTCCAGTGTTTGGGGTTAGGCGGCGAGCTTTAACGCCTTGTTTAGCGCGCGCTCAAAGCTCTCGAAATAGAAGGTTTTCTCAGGCTTGAACACGCCGCCGACGTAAAGCATCGTTGCAGCCGGGTCAGCAGGGCCGCGACCACCAACGAATTTCCGAGGGCGAGTATCGGCAATCAAGATCCCACCTTCAGGCATGCGCTCAAGCAGTCCAAGAATGGTCACGCCAGCAGCCCTGCAGGCTTCGACTCGCTCAGGCTTAAGGGCTAGTAGCCCAGTAGATTTGGCGAAAAGTTTCATGACTCTCTCCATTCGTTGGTTCGCCTGTATTCATCAACACTCATGCCTCCCGCTGTTTGCCGATGGGCGCGGGGGAGGAGTGCTGACGTAATAGGGGCGCATAAAAAAGCCCGAACATTGCCCGGGCTTTACCTTCGTACGTGACTGCCGGGCGCATGTGGCGTCGGGCAGCTATTGGCTAGTCCATGATGGTGATCCTCCGTTGCTCGCTCACTGGGAAGGCAGTGGCCCCCTATGGAATGGGTGCCGGTCTTTCCCGGCTGTCACGGCGCTTGTGCCAGATCAAGGTAGCTCGCCAATACCAGGTTGGCGCTGACCCTGCGCAATGCGGGTTGAGCTATTCGCCGGTGATGCAGGTGGGCGGTTATAGGCCGCAGTTTCGTCCGCATCGGGGTGTGATTTGGTAGGGATTCGAACCCAAAAGAATTACGTCGATTTCGGCAGCGCTACCTAGTCGACACCACCCCGCACGCAGGGCGCCCCTGATCCGCCGAGGCAAACTCCAAATCACACCCCGATGCGCTCTCATAGAGAGGATCGGGCAGTTAACGACAGGCGGTCGTGGCGCTGGTTGTTACTGAGCAGCTTTTGCGGTGGCAATTTCGTCGGTTATCGCGGAGATATCATCCTCGCAGCCAATAAGCGCTACACGCTCAACGTCTCGCAGCCGCTCCAAAGCAAGCTGACTAAGTCTTCCAAACTCCATCCGAATCACGACTTCAAGCGCGGTATTAAATGCCTCTGGCGACTTGTGATAGTTCGTAGCCCCCGCGTAAGCCTGTCCGCAGTACTCTGCGCTGACGCTGACTTTGTTCAGGACATAAGGCTTATGGTTCTGCGAGTCGATCTTGTCTTTGTTTGCCATCCATTCGAAGGCAGACTTCGTGTTGAGCTTCGCTTGTTGATAGTGCTTGTAGCTTTCCATCGTCTTGCCCTCGGTGATTTTCCCGATGCCCACCGCTCTGGATGGGCATCAGTGAAAAGGTCCGTCATGCTGCTGCCCACTCATTGAATGAGCATAAGTGATGCCTAACGCTTCGCGCTCAATAGCCTGATCAGCAGCCAGCCGATAAGGCATAGCGCACCGACAACAATGACGACTGCAAACGCACCCCAGAACGGCATGGTTACGTACCACCATGACCAGTCGATGTAGCCGGTGAGCTTGAGTCCAACGAATAGGATGCCGAGCAAGCCCAGCAAACCCACGCCGCCACTGGTACCGGATGAACTACTTTTTGATTTCACTGGATTTCTCCTTGCCAGCCATCAGCACCACCAGCAGCATAGCGACCAGTACCAAGTCGCCAACCATTGAGAGGATGCGGCTTGCCGAATCGACGAAGACAACGCCACCGGCGAGCCCGTAGGCCGCCATGGCGCGCGCTTTGTTGCTGAGCCTGCGCAGCATGATTACAGGTGGTCTTTGAGGTTCAGGCCGAGCAGCTTGGCGCTACGCTCCAGGGCGGTCAGCTCGGCGGCTTCGATCTCGCCGTCAGCCTCGGCCACTGTCAGCATGACGTTGAGGACTGTCAGCGCCTCGGCCGGCGAGTGGGCCAGGTCGCCGAGCTCTTTCTCGGCGTTCTGGCGCAGGATACGAGCGCCAGACTTGAAGTCGGTCTTGGCGCGGTCGATGGTGTTGGACAGCTCAGCGCCGAAGCCCTGAAGCGCCGGGTTGTTGCTGAGGATGGTTTCGATCTTCGACAGCTCGCTGTCTTCCAGGTCGCCGTCGGCGGCCGCAACGTAGATCGAGCCGTATACCACCGCTTCCATCAGGTCACGGTTGGCCAGCTTGGAGACTGCTGCGCGCGCCTGACCGGATTTCTTGCCGAACAATTTGCCTAACATGGTGATTCCTCTTTCGCTGGTTTGATTTCCCGTCAGGCCCTCTTGCGAAGGCCTGCCAGTGAAATCTGTTGTCTCCACCACGCGCTGGTCCGAGTCGTCTCTCACCGGCGTTAGCACATTTCGTGTTCGATGCTTTGCAGGTTTGTGCGTGGTTTCGCGTACTCACATGAGGGAGTACGGCAGCTATCCAGAGGCTGCATGGGCGGCGATTTAGCTTCTTCCGACCCAGGTAATGGCCTGGGTACGTCGCGGTGGTCACGTCAGACTGTTAAAGAGCGGTCAGGCCCTGAGGCCCTGGCGAGTCCCTGTTGGGTGACTCGATGGAGTGAACATTAACCGCCGG